TCCATATCATATTGATATAATAAAATTATGTAATTGTTTATATCAATATCAATATCAATGTTATAAATACGAAAAAGTAAAATTGATTTAATAAATTATACTATATTAAAAGTATTAAAAAAGAAAACTAAAAAACAAAAAAAACAAAAAAACAAAAAAACAAAAAAAACAAAAAAACAAAAAAAAACAAAAAAACAAAAAAAACATTTTTATTTACAAAAAAATTAATTTGAAAAAAACATTTAAATATAATAATCAATGCCTTTCCCTAACAAAGGACAAAACCACAAAAATGGGATAAAAAATGAGAAGGAAATCGTTAATCACTTTAACGAACACCCAGATAATCCTATTACCAAGTATTTGGAAAAAAAATATATGGCTCCAATTATATCGTGGAAACATGAAGGTGGTACCCAGCAGAAGAAAGATGCTTCCTTCAAATTGAATAGTGGTAAAACTGGTGGGGTATCTATTAAAAATCATGATAAAGGCACTTTTGATTATGAAAATACTACAAAATGTGTTCCTGGAGATTTAAAAAAAAAAATCATAGACTTCAAAAATAAAAATACGGATAAATCTATTCCGAATAAAGGTGGCATCAGATATGAACTTGATAATATATTCTCGTTGTATTTAGATAATATATCTTCAGGTGAAATTACAGAATTATTAGACAAAATATACCAAAAAGAAGAAGATACAAAACATATTATAATTAATGATAAAAAAATGAAAAGACTAATTTTGTTAGATAAGTCAAACTTAGATCCATATTTCAATTCTAATAATCATCACAATTTTATTCTTAAATCAACTAATCGTGCAAAAACGAGTCGTCAAATATGGATAAAAAGTGCTGACGGAAATGAAATAAATACAAATTTGAGAATAAGACTACATTTGAATAATGGTATTACAGCATTACTTGGTAAGAGCAAATCAAATAAAACTTCTGTTCCTTGTTTAAAAATACAACAAGATAATGTAGATAAATTTATTAGTAAATGTTTTGGTAAAGTTATAACAAATTATTAGAATCTTGATTTAACTATTTCTATAATATCAGGATTAATATCATTAATAATACATTTTCTATTTAAATTATTTGATGCCTTTGCAGTTGTGCCTGAACCACACATAGGATCATAAATATAATCACCTTCATCCGTTGTTATTTCAATTAATCTTTCAAGTAATTTTATAGGTTTTGCTGTTGGATATTTTCTTTCTTCACTACCTTGGGATATAGAATGAATATCATCCCATAAATCAGTACATGGTTTCCCAGGATGTTCATGTAGATAAATTTTTTTATATAATTTAGCACCCTTTTTTACAGGGATATGGACTCTGTCTTCTTCTATTAGTTTTTTTAATTGTGTTTCTTTAATTCTCCAACCCGATTTTGGGTTAAATATATTATCTCCTATTTTTATTTCATAAGTATAACCTTTTTTTGTATTTTCAGTTACTAGATGACCTAATGAATAATTGCCTTTACTATCTTTATTTTTAAACGAACATTTTAGATAAGTAGCATCTTTTTCTTGTGTAACAAGATTAAACTTATACTTTTTATTTTTATTACATTTCCAAATAATATCTATTACAGATCCTAATTTAGTTTTCACATTATTTTTGGAACGGCATTTTTTCCAAAATATAGGTTCTACTAATTTAAATTTATTTCTCAATATTTTTTCAGGAATAAACATACATGTTGATGAAATATGAAAGAATAAAGTTCCGTTTTCTTCTAGTAGTTCATATAACAAATCAATATGTTTTTTTATAAAATCTTCATAGCCTGCGTCACACCATTTATCTGAAAACCCCAATTCACTATCACAATTTAGTTTATAATCTCTATCAGAATTAAATGGTGGATCAAAATAAATCATTCTAAATTTATTATTTTTTGGTATATTCATTGAATCACCAATATACAAAACTACATTATCATTTATTTTATGTTCAACTTGTGTATGTTCTTTTTGAGATGCTTCCATAGTGTTTATAATATTATTTTCAGTATTATTTGAAATCAATTTTTTATTAATAATAATATTCTCAACAACTTCTTCAATCTTACCTTTATTATTTTGACAAGGTAGTTTTTTATTTTGATGTTTAGTATAGTGGGATTTTTGAGAAAACTCTTTCAAACAGCGTTCACAAGTATATGTCGGCATTCTATACTATTACCACATAGTATATTTTTAACTCAATTTTAACTAAAAGAGTAAAACTGTTAAAAATATAATTTACTTAAAGTCGGTGTTTTAAATTTTCAAAGGTGTAAAACAAAGTGACAATGTCTATAATTAATGTATTCAAAAAAACAAAAAAGTATTCAAAAACAACAAAGGAGTTGGTGCGGGTGGTTCAAATACTAATAAAAATGGAAATTCATATGAAGAGTTAACTGATTTAAAAATACCAACCAAAGAAAATGTGTATATAGGAACATATTATTGATAGTAATAATATTGATTTAAATAAAGATTAACTTCGAAAGATATTAAAAAGTGTAAAAAACATGGAAAGGAAAAGAAGACCAGTTTTAACCAAGATTACTATGTAAAATGGATACCAGTAAATCAAGACCACAATGTTTTATAGATAATAATATAAGTATATTCATTTGTTATTTATATACAATAATAGATTTTTTTAAAACACGTGATGATTTATTTTTTTTAATTTGTTTGTTCATTCCATTATAAATTTTATCAAAATGTGTTTTAAATATATTACATAAGAATGAGTAAATAATATGTATAATATCGTTGTCACAATTGCCTACTATAAGAACACTACCTGTTCTAAATATCATGAATGAAATTTCTTTACATTGATTTGTTTTTTTATTACATTTGGTAGTACATTCACAACATCCATTTTGTATGGGTTTATTAGTATTATAATAAAATTTACTTTGAATACCTGGATATGAACATGGATCATAAATAGATAATATATTGTAAGTATTTCTCAATAAATTGAACATTTCATTTCTTTTTATATAAAATCCAGATGAAAAATTTGAATTAATTAATACACAATTTATATGTTTCATATTATACGAAATATCTTCAATAGGAAAATATGGTGTTAATAATGGTTTTAGAGTATTAATCATAATATTTATAGATTGTTTTAATATATTATCATCTTGAATACCTGGAATTTCCATTTTTCCAGTATTAAATAATTTTATATGTATTTCTTTGTATTTATTGTGTTTATTGCATAATAATCGTATAACCATAGCAATACAATTATAAAATACATTTTTACTTTTTGAACGATATGATGTTATATCTTTTTTACATAAACCAATATCAACTTTATTTATTACTTTAAACGAATTAGTATCACATATATTTGATGATAATACTGTTTTTTTCTTTATTTTCTCATTTTCCAATAAATCATCAATTTTTTTAATTTCATTTTGATTTAAACAAGTAAATTTCATCTGTTTTTTTAATATTCCTTCTTTTTCTTCATAATACATTAATATAGGAATTTTCCAAAATACGTCAAATAATGGAATCATTTTTTTTATATTTAGATATCCAATCATCGTTTTAGTTGAAATATATAAATCACTTGGTTCAGGAACATCATTTTTTTCATTTATATTTTCATTTTCATTAATATTATTAGTATCATTAATAGCAATTTCATTTGATAAAAATGAATCTATATTCATACTAGAAAATGTTTCCCAATCATTATCCAATTTTATATTCATACTATTTATAATTTACAATTCTTCTTTAAGTAGTTTTATTAATCAATTTTTTTCTTAATATAAAGAAAGAGTAAATAAAAATGGAGATGGTGAAAATGAAAAATAATACTGATGAAGTGTTATGTTTAAAAAAATCTGGTAATGAATATGATACAAAGAAGGCTTATTATAATCCAAAAATAAGATCACCTAATACGTTTCTTATGACGTTAGAGCGTAGAATGGAGATTTATGGAGGATATGAATTTAATGATTTTTCATCATTTTCACTATTAAATGATGAAAAGAATGATTGTATAGATAAAATAAAGAAATGAGATATATAATGTTGATCAATATTATTGGAATGAATAATATTTTTCATGTTGTGTAGAATATATAATGGATGAATTTTGTTAGTATTATAATCGTAATGAAATAATTCGTATTTATATCGGTAACTTGGGTTATATGTTTTTATCATATTTTTATAATTATACATAGTAGATATTTTTGTATGATTTTTGATATAATAATGTAAACAATAATGAAATAGTTTGATATATAATTTTATGTGAGTTATGTTTGCTAATATACATTCATTATTGATAGTAATTAATGTTTTTTTTATATCTTTGTATGTTTTTATAAGATATATCATATTTTCAATAGATTTTTTAGTATGAATATATATACTGTGTTTTTTATTATAATATATATATTTTTGTATAAAATTTATCATAGATCGTATATCATATTGAAAATTATGATATATCATTTCAATATTTTCAGTTGAAATTTGTATATTTTCATTATCACAAATTAATGTTAATAAATGAATTACATTTTCTTTTGGTAAATGATGAAATTTTATTTCTATAAAATTTGTTCTCAATAACACATCTATCTTACTTATATAATTACATATTAAACAAAATCTTACATTCGTAGAATATGTTTGAATAATATATCGTAATGATTGTTGAGCATTCTTTGTCATATAATCAACTTCATCTAATATTACGAATTTTAATCCTTTATTAAATATATGATTTGAACGAACAAATGATTGAATTTGTGTTCGTATAGTATCTATACCTCTATCATCAGATGCGTTTAAATGTATTACTAATTCACTTGAATATGTATAATATTTTTGTAGATATTTTTTTATTATATTAATAACAGTTGTAGTTTTTCCTGTACCTGGTTTACCATATAAAATCATATTTGGGAAATATTTTTTATTTATAATCTCTTCAAATATGGTTTGATTTGTTTCTGAAAATATAACATCATTAAAATCAGTCGGTCTATATTTTTCAACCCAAGGAATATTTTTATTCATCAGTATCTATTCATATTTATTATATATAATTCTTAAATCATTTTGAAAAGTATTTAAAATACTTATTATTGTTATTATAATATGATTTAAAAATGGTTTCAAATGAAATTGAAAATACACAAGAAACGAACAATAAAACATTAATAAAACCAAAACGAAAAAGAAGAACTAAAAAAACGATAGAAGAAGAAAAATTAAAGAACGAGAAAAAAATACCTAAGAAAAGAGGTAGAAAACCAAAAGGGGGTAAAATATTACAAGTAACTGAAAATAAAAATTTAAATATGATGACTAAAGAAAATGTAATTTTACATTTAAAATGTAAAGAGGAAGATATTCATAAAACATCTTTTGTATCTGAAATAAAGTATACACCTTATATAAATGATTCTAAAAATATTATATATTATGATATTGAAGATAAGTATTTGAATAATTTTGTATCATCTGACCATAATGAATTATCTAATTCAAGTAATAATCATGCTATGTTAAATAACAATAATTCATATAAACAATCAGAATATACAAATATAATAACTAATTCTACAATTAATAAATGTAATAGTAATAATATAACAAATACAAAGGATACAGATAATAATTCGTATATATTATCAAATGTAAATGATAATAATAATGATAACGAAAATATTCATAATAACCCATTAAATACAATTAAAATTAGTGAGCAAACTGAAAATACACAGATGAATGAAATTTGGGATAAAGTTCGTAAATTACGAAAACTATTTTATCATTCTTCCATTTTAAATAAAAAATCAAAATGCTTTTGGTGTACATACAATTTTAATAATACACCTATTTATTTACCTAAATCAAAAATAGATGAAGAATATGAAGTTTATGGTTATTTTTGTACACCAGAATGTGCAGTAGGATATTTATTTCATGAAAATATTGATAATTCTACTAAATGGGAAAGATATGCGTTGATGAATGCATTATATTGTAATATATTTAAATATCAAACAAATATTAAACCTGCACCAGAACCTAGATATATTTTGGACAACTATTTTGGTAATTTATCTATTGAAGAATATAGAAAAATGAATTCAAAATATTCAAATATTATGATTTTAGATAAACCCATTACAAGAATATTACCTGAAATCTCCATGGATAATGATGATATTGATATTCGTTCAAGATTTCAAAATAAAGGAGACATGACTTCCGTTTCATCATATCGTCTTAGTAGAAATTTTAATTCTAATGACCCAAACATTACTAATAATTCAAAATTTAAATCACCTAATAAAGATATTATTATGTTAAATAAACAATTTTGGAAAGATATTAAACAATAATGTTATAAATATAGTATCTATATTTGAATATGTATAATAATTCTGATTTTATTATTTTTAATAATCATAGAAATCAATCTAAAGATATTATTATTGATAAAGGTCTAACCAAAATAAAGGAAGATATTCATAATATTGTAGAAAAACATGTATTAAATATGATAAATGATACATGTTCTGATTATAATAAATTATACGATAATGTTGAATATATTAAAAAAATGCCATTATTTAATGATCTTTATAAAAAGTGTAAAGAATTAGAAATTGAAAATAATTTTCTAAAATCATCAGATAAACTAAATATTCATTCAAGTATACATAATAATTCATCTTCAGATGACGATACAATTAACCAAAATACACCACCTAATTCACCTGTATCTACTATTAAAAATATTCACCTTGAAATAAAAGAATCGTTTGATCAAATAGTATATAATACATCATCTGATGATGAAGAAGAAGACGTAAAACAAGAGGAAGTAGAAGAAGAAGACGTAAAACAAGAGGAAGTAGAAGAAGAAGAGGAAGAGGAAGAGGAAGACGTAAAACAAGAGGAAGTAGAAGAAGAAGAGGAAGAAGAAGAAGAGGAAGACGTAAAACAAGAGGAAGTAGAAGAGGAAGAAGAAGAAGAAGAAGAGGAAGAGGAAGAAGATGAGGAAGAAGAAGACGTAAAACAAGAGGAAGTAGAAGAAGAAGAGGAAGAAGAAGAAGAGGAAGACGTAAAACAAGAGGAAGTAGAAGAGGAAGAAGAAGAAGAAGAAGAGGAAGAGGAA